AAGCGATGACGGAAAACTTTACGGGATAAAAGCTGTTTACAACAATCGCACTTTCACTTTTCACATTGACCTTTGCCGCGAGTTTGCCAACTACTACAAAGGAGCATTAACCCAACAAAGAGTAGCAGCCATCTTGCCTACTGCATACGGTAGTGTATTGGTTTATGGTTTGATTGACGAACTGATGCCTACCAGTGTTCACGACATCAAAACAACCGGTAGTTATACCGTGGGAAAGTTCAAAGATCACCACCAGCATTTAGTATATCCATACGCTTTAATGAAGAACGGTTCTGATGTACGGACATTTGAATACAACATTGTAGAGTTCAACAAAGGCGGTTATGTGGTAGATACCTATACAGAAACATACGTTTTCAATCCTGAACGTGATATTCCCATTCTTACTAATCATTGTGAGGAGTTTATCCGGTTCTTGGAAGAAAACAGAGAACTTATAACCGATAAAAAGATATTTGGAGGAGAAAACTAATGGCAAACCAAATAACCGGACGGATAATCGAAATCGGACAAACCGTTCAAATACCATCCAAAAACGGTGGTTCCTCGTTTACAAAACGGGAGTTCATTTTAGATGCTACCACTTACGACCCTTATACGGGAGAGCGTAGCGAGTATGAGAATGTTATTCCCTTAGAGTTTTCAGGCGATAAGTGTGCAGAACTTGACCGCTTTAATCAGGGTGATGTTGTTACTGTATCATTTGTCTTACAAGGGCGTTCTTGGACGAATCAAGACGGAGAACTCAAACGTATGGCATCTATTCGGTGCTACAAAATAGATGCGCGTGGCGGTGTATCGCAATCCCCACAAGCTACACTGGCACAGCAACCAGTTCAACAGCCAGCGCCACAGTCGACCTATCAGCAACAGCCACAGAATTTCCCACCTCCGGTTGATGCTAATGGCAATGTAAAGGATGATTTGCCTTTTTAGTGTATGCTGTTCGACTTGAAGAATGAATACCAGATACCCAAGTTCAAGGAGTATGTAAACAAGCTGTTTAAAGAGCGTGCGGTGGTTGAAGTGAAAAAGAAACTACCTAACCGCACGCTTGCCCAAAACAGCTACTTGCATCTTCTTTTAGGGTATTTCGGTAGTGAATACGGTTGCAGCCTTGATGAAGCCAAAATAGACTTCTATAAGAGGACTTGCAACCGTGATTTGTTTGAACGTAAGACGGTCAACAAGAAAGGCAATGAAGTAACCTATTTGCGCAGTTCTGCCGAACTGACAACAGGTGAAATGACCCTGAGTATTGACCGTTTCCGTAATTGGAGTGCATCAGTGGCAGGTATCTATCTGCCGGCTGCAAATGAACATCAAATGCTGATATACGCCCAACAGGAAATACAAAGAAATCAAGAATTTATTTAGTTATGAAAGCATTATTTAAAATGGACTTCGATTGCGGAAGAATGGGCAATCTTGAAGGAGTATTTATTGCAGACACAGAAGATGTCGAATACTTAGTGAATAACAAAATCAGTGTTTACTTCGGTGAAGTACTTGGCAAACACTCTGAAATATCCGGGTATGTGGCTGAAAGTGAAATCAAACAAATAACCACCGATGAAAATGTAATCAAGATAGTTGAAGAATATGGGCTCAACAGTGGGTATAATCCATTTGAATACACTCTTTGTACATCAGAAACGGAAGATGTACCCGACAACGGAGTTGATTGGGATGATTGTATGGTACAGGACTATATCGACTTTAAACGCAAAGGGATTATTCCTGGTTTCTATAAAGAAGAATATGAAGTATGGTTGAAGAATAATAACCAAAAGTAAAATATTTATGGATAAATTTTTAGGACAAGACATCCTTGAACAGGAACGTTGGCAGTTCCTTCAGGATAATGCCGATGCAGTAGAGAAAATCGGTTATACCCACCGATTCACACCCGAAGAATTGGCGCAAAAGAAAGAAACATTAGCCGAGGTATCAATCACCATCAATGATATTGAGATTGAAAAGAAAGAGGCTATGGAAGAGTTCAAAGAACGCCTGAAACCTTTGAATGAAGAAAAGCAGGAGCTTCTGGACCACATCAAGAGAGGTTCTGAGTTTGTGGAAAATGAAGAATGTGCCAAAATTCTCTACCATGAGGAAAAGATGGCAGGATTCTATAACAAGTTGGGTGAGCTGGTTTACAGCCGCCCGATTATGCCGCAAGAAATGCAGAAGACAGTATTCAGTATTAACCGTAAAACAGGAACGGAATCATGAGCGAAAACAAATTAAACGTGATTGTACCGAAAGATTATAACGGTGCACCAATTGAAGTAGTATTGAGAGAGGGAGAAGCCCCCGTAGCACTCGCCCCGAAAGAACCAGAAAGAGTAGTTATCAATGGAACGATAGATGCACCTATCAGATGGTTGGAGAAACGTGTCGAACTGATTAATCAGAAAGCGACGAACATTATTGTAAACCGTGATAAGATGAGGATGGCTCTGACGATTGACGAAACCAGTTACTATCAGACTGAAATCAACGGTATTTTGCAGCCTTCAAAAGAAATGCAGGAGTTCGGTATCAACGTTGAAAAGAAATGGGAACCCATCAAGTTATCTAAGTTCATCAAAATGCACCGTGCTTTCTTTACTGACAAGTCACAGAATATGATGCTTGTATCTACTTTGAAGAATTTCAAAGCAAAGGTAAACCAAGACATTGAGCGCAGCAAGGAGGAAAACGGCAGCAAAGTTGACAACTACTCGCAGGTGGTTGATTCCAATTTACCGAAATCATTCAAACTGAACATCCCTCTTTTCAAAGGCTTTGCCTGTGAAGAAATCGAAGTTGAGATTTACGCGGATGTAGACGGTAGAGACGTATCTCTTTCCTTAGTATCTGCCGGTGCGAATGAAGCAATTGAGGAATACAAGAATAAAGTCATTGATGTACAGTTGGATGTCATCAGACAGATTGCACCAGACATTGTAATCGTTGAGGTGTAACTTTGTTAACCTGCCTGTCCGGTCCACATTTATGTGAAGATGGGGCGGGCGAAAATGGGGGTGCGCAGTGGAGTGCTTTTGACTTTCGAGAGGTGCACATGGTAGAAAGTACGGTACGTGAGATATAAGGAGTAATTAACCTTAGAAGTAGCGCAAAAGGATTTAGTCCTTGATTGGGTGTTCGAATCGCCCCATCTCCACATAAATGTGAGCCACACATAAATGGCAAGGGTTAGTAAATAATGGTTGTGCCCCGGAGAATACGCTTCGGGGCTTTTAATTGGCGAAGATTATGAGAATAGACAAAATTAAGACAGTAGGTCAGCTTAGAAAGGTCATTGAAAATCTTTCTGACGATTACGAGATAGAAATGCGTATTAGACGTAAATTGACGGATGAAGACATAATCGAGTTGCATAAAAAGTACGGTAAGATATATCCTTATCCATACGAAACAAGTTATTCAGAACTTGAATTTGATGATGTAGGTGTGTCTGACAAAGTATTATGCTTGGGAGTTGAACTAAAAGACGAATGATATGCCATACTACATAAAACGAACAAAGGCCAAGAAGAAAGACAAGCCTTTACCCTTGTTTGATAAAGCAGGGATAACAATAAAGAAGAAGCCGGATTTGAAAGCTAAGCTCGACAAGGAGTTTTCCCTTTTTATCCGGCTTCGTGATGCAATGCCGAACGGATATTTTAGATGTATCTCGTGTGGACAGATAAAACCGTTCGGGCAAGCCGACTGCGGACACTATTTCAGTTGCACACATCTGGCGACACGTTTCGATGAAAATAACTGCCATGCCGAATGCCGACACTGCAACAGGTTCAAAGCCGACCATTTGGAAGGGTATCGGGTGAATCTAATTGCTAAAATCGGACAACAGAAGTTTGATTTATTAAAATGGAAAATAAAAGATTCGAAGGATAATCCTCAAAATTATAAGAAATCAGATTTTGATTATGAACAGCTGTATGTAATTATAACAAAAGAAGACAGACTTCTTAAAATGATTCATATCGACTACGAGCGAAAAAAAACAATATTGTCTTCCTACAACAATATAGCTAATCCGGATGGGAAAAGAAAATATCCC